ATGCAGACCATAATCTTTTCTTCTTAAGAACAGTTCAAAATTGGGCAAATGAGGTTTTAAAAGATAGAGGGCATATTTTTTTAAACGAGTTGTACGATCAACTCGGATATGAAAGAACAAAAGCGGGACAAATCGTCGGATGGGTTTATAGACCGGACGATGTTGAGTATAAAGGTGATGGCTATGTTGATTTTGGAATTTATGATTATACACAGCAGGTAAATCGCAATTTCTTGGACGGAGACGACCCAACAGTTATATTAACATTTAATGTGGACGGACCAATATATGATCTGATATAGGAGGAATGTGATATGAAAAAATTATTAGCTATATTATTCGCAGTAACGACTTTAAATACTGCATCCGCTTCGGCAACAGAGTACATAGATATATCAACACCGAATATTGATAGTTCGTTTAAGACGTACATGGATTATAGAACAATTACAAGTCAGTCCAGCGATCAGTATAAATATATTGATCGTTGGGGATGGTCGGATTATGACGGTTTTATGCGTTGCGATGGCGAACGTGATTTGGGAATCGAAAGTGATTATTATCTTATTGCGATGGGAAGTTATTACGGCAGTGAAATTGGTTCTAAATATCGAATTACAACTGACACCGGTAATGTGTTTTACGGTTGTCTAGCAGATCAAAAAGATGATCGAGACACAAATTATACTCATCAATGGAGCTATAATAATGATGTTGTAGAATTCATAGTCGATACTCAAAAGTTACCTAATATTATAAAATTACATGGCAATTGTAATGTATATATGCCGCTTAACGGTAAGGTAGCTAAAGTTGAAAAAATTATATTTTAAGGAGTATACAGATGGGACAGGCAATAGCATTTGGATTGATACTTGTTAGTATCAGTGCTATTATACATTTTAAAAAATATCAATTCAATAGATTAAAGACGAGAAAAAAATACGAACGCAGAAAAAAGATATTTGAATATAAAAACAAAATGTTTGAAGAGATGTGCCGTTGGAATAAGGAACATCCTAAGCCTACATATACAGTCGCCGAACAAAATGTTGTATATAAAGGTGGCAGTGATCTTTTAGACGATGATGCGTTCAAGCAGGCGTTAAGAAGAAAAGGAGGTGTTACAAATGTATAACAGTTTGACTTTTATATTTGCGGCGATGGCTGGAATTTGTTTGATAGGTGGGTTAGCTGTATTGAAAGGAGGACGCTAATCATGGAGGGATTGGATAATATTATTTATATGTTAGATGAAATGCTGGACACAAAAAGAAAGCGTCATATTACTGGCGGAATTTTATTGAGTATTTCCGCTTTGTTTGGCGGATTGGCTATAACAGTGATGTCTATTGGTAAAGAAGAGTAAAGGAGAAGAATATTATGAGTGCTAAGAATTTTATATTTTGGGCTTGCGGTGCTATTTGTGGCTTTGGTGCGTCATATATGATGTTGAAAAGAAAATATGAAAATCTGATTCAGGAAGAAATTGAATCGGTCAAAGCGGTATATAAGAAAAACCAAGATGTTAAAGATAAAGAGACCGAAGAATCTCCGATCGATAAGGCGGATTCGATAATAAATCAAAACGGATATAATCCGCTACGATATGGAGCTGTGAAATCAATACAAGTGATATCTCCCGATGAATTTGGAGATGAGCCAGATTATGAAAAGATTGAATTGTCATATTATGATGATGGTTTCTTAACAGATGATAATGATGAAATTATTAATGATTCGAAAAAAATAATAGGCGATGCACTTGAGCATTTTGGTGAACATGAGGAAGATGTCGTTATGGTTGTTAATCATGAATTGCAAGTTTATTATGAAATCATAAGAGATACAAGGCGTTATGTGGATGTGGTGTCTAAAACACCATATAAAGTGGAGGTATAAATGACAAAAGACGAGTTGGATAACGAATATTTTAAATGGATGTATCAGCTCGTAAGACCATCACATGGATCGTATAAGATATTGCTTTGTCAATTGCATGGTATAATTTTTTATAATTTAATTGACATGGATGCTGATAGAGCAGAAGATGGTATAAATCTTAGATATCGTTTTGGATATGAAAACGGTTACGAGAGTGCAATGATTGCATCCTGTCTCGACAATCGTCCATGTAGTGTACTAGAAATGATGGTGGCTCTCGCAATAAAAATCGAAGAACAAATAATGGATGATCCCGATATTGGTAACAGAACGGGTTTATGGTTTTGGAAGATGATTGAAAATCTCGGATTAAAAACCATGCGCGATGCTGTAATCGATACTGATTATGTTGAGAAAATTATATTTCGATTCCTTGATAGAAATTATCAACGAGATGGATCAGGCGGATTATTCATAGTACATGGACATGGGGATCTTAGGAACGTTGAGATCTGGTATCAAATGTTATGGTACTTAAATGATATTTTATGATGGAGGTGATTTTTTATGGACAAAACAATTATCGAACTACATATGACGGTAGATCGTTTAAAAAATATTGAAGAATGCTTGAACAAACAAATCGCATTTCGAAGAAAAGTAACAGTGGCAGTTTTGCTTGCAGGAACTTATGTAATTTATAAAAAGATAAGGAGTAAACAGAATAATGATTGACTTTATGATTGTTGCTACGAAGTGCAGCAAAAAAGGCGTGATTGAAATATATCCAAAGTTCATCATTAAAAAGAGTTCCGATCTTATGATTCGAGGAGGCGATTTCTATGCTATTTGGATTGAAGAACGGGGACTATGGTCCACGGACGAGCAAGATGCATTACAATTAATAGATAAGGAGCTAGATACATTTGCTAAAGAAAACAAAGACCGTTTTGAAGGAACTGTAAAGATATTGCATATGTGGGACGCCGAGTCCGGTATGATAGACTCATGGCACAAGTATTGTCAAAAACAAATGAGAGACAATTTTCACATGCTTGACGAAAAACTTATATTTTCAAACAGTCCCACAAATAAAAAAGATTATGCAAGCAAACGACTTAATTATCCTCTGGAAAAAGGGGATATTTCAGCGTATGATAAATTAATGTCTACTTTATATTCGGAAGAAGAACGCCATAAGATCGAATGGGCTATTGGTTCAATTGTGGCGGGAGATTCTAAACATATTCAAAAATTTATGGTTCTATATGGTGCGGCGGGTAC